TGAGGAGCACAATTAATATCAAAGGACACCCTAGACCAACGAGAGTCATCAGATTTAGGTCTCATATGGGCTAACCAAGGTGTCTCAATGATTAGTTTTTGTAGAAAGATTGACATGTTATCTGCCCGTTCTTTAGAGGCAGAGATAATCATTATTTTCTTTTCAGCATCGTTAAACAAAGTCCAAAGAACAAAAGCACCGGTAATCCAGGACTTACCAACACCTCGGAATGCTTGGATTTGTAAACGTTTGGGACCGTGTTGAAGGTAGTCTGCGATAGCGTATTGAGCACGTGTAGGGGAGGGTAGGTCTAGTTCACTCCAGAGAGCCTGTAGGAACAGTTTAAAATCGTTTTGTAATAGTTCTACTGTGTTCATAAATTAAAAGCCAAACAATACTGCACCACCTACAGTTTTAAGACCACCAACAACCTGTTTACCAAGGTATTCGAGTTCATTAAGTGGGTCAGTTACAACTTTTTCTATAGTGTTAGAAAAACGCATTGGATCAGGTTTACCTTGTGCAAGAGCTTGTTGTCTAAGAATTTCAACGGTTTCTGGTAATTGCTGATTGATCTTAGCAGTACGTTTTTTATCTTTAACTTGCTGCATAGTACCAACAAACCCTTCTCCTGTTGCACCTTCCAAAATTGCATCAGCAACTTGATAACCAGTATAAGCCGCTGCTGCAGGTCCCAATACTTTACCAGCGGCAGTAGCAACATTAGAAGCACCAGGTATTTGAGCTAATCTAGCTGCATCTAAAGCAGTACCACTTGACAAAACGCTTTGTGCTAAAGCACCGACACCTGCTCCCATAACAGCTTGTTTTGCTGCTTCCCCAGGTTTACCCTGAAATAGAGCTTTAATGGATTCAGGTTCAACAAAATTAGCTGCACCCATTAATGCTCCAAAAGGGTTCTTCATAATCATATCTACAGGCGCTGCAAATGGGTTAACAGCATGTAAAAGCTGCGTCTTACCATTTACCGTTGTAAGAACAGGTTTGTAGATAATGTTTAGGTCTCGGAATTGTTTAATGACTTCAGGAGTCCTAAGTGGGTTATTAATATCTAATGGATCTCCAAATCTGTCTAACAGTTTCTTGCCTTCAGGGTTAGCAGCAATATCTTCTAAAATAGAGTTGTTTCTAGCTACAACTAAAGGGTCAACCTGAGCAGCACGGGTAATGCCTCCTTGAATACGCATAGATTCAGCACCACCCGCAACCCGTTCTTTAACAGTGCTATTAGGACCAAGTTCTAACGTAGGAGCAGTAGATGCTTTGTTTTTGTAATCAGTTTTACCAGTGTTTGGATCAGCATGATAAATCCTGTGACCACCTTTAGCTTCAGTATCTGAAAGGTTTTGTAAAGTTGAGCCAATATCACCCTCCTTTGCTTCTCGCAGACCTTGAATAACTTGATACCTTATATTAGGATCTGGATCATAAATTGCCCTAAACAACTGTTTAAGGGAATCATTATGGTGCATAGTACTTTTACCACCAGTATAACCCATAGGGTCTAACTGCATGTCTTCAAGAAATTTTTTACCTACTCCATAATAACCTTCTCCAATATATTTAATATTTTTAGTAGGAGTATAACCTGCAAACAGTTCAGGTGTTGATACAACGTCTGCTAAAGCACGTGTGGCATTAGTCAGTCGTTTAGCCGCAGATGCTGATTTAGGGTTAGATTTATCTGAAGCAATCGCTTGAAGACGATCAATTTCTTCCAAAATCTGCATTACTTGACGCTGGTTAATCTCCATCAACTCTCTATCAGGAATTGGTATCCCTGATAAATCATAACTTTTCATTTAAGTAATATACTCCATAATAAGTTTTTCACGGAGTCTATTAACTCCAAATTTGTCTCTCATCCAAGAGATGACGGGTTCGCTTCCTTTGTCCTGATTACAACTAGTGCAGGCACATACGACATTCGTTGCAACGTCTTCACCCCCACGACTGCGAGGATGGACGTGATCAATAGATAGTTGAGATAAGTCATAAGTCTTTCCGCAATAAATACATGTGTGATCAAAATGTTCCTTGATACTGCGCCTCCACAGGCGCTTAGCTTCTGGTGAGGTCATAGCTATCAAGTTTTGCAAGTAGTAATCAGGGGTAGGAAACAGAGGGGTCATTTTTTACACTTAAGTTTGCCACGGTTACGAGCACGATTTTTAGATGCTTTTTCCATACGAGTACCACCACCTTTACAGTGTGATACATCTTTACCGTCACCGTTACCGTAGGTACCTTTTTGACGGTTAATACGGTTTAGCTCTACTCGTTTTTTGACAACCTTATCCTGTTTTTGATATTTAGCCTGTTGCTTACGGCGTTTAGCTGCAGCTTTAGGGTTTTTCTTGTAGTACTCAGACGTTCTGCTTGCCATAAAGCCTCGTTTGGACAAGTTCTGGGTCAATTTGAGGCATGATGTTTGCCAGTTTATCCAGTGGGCTACCTTCAAGAGCAACACCACTGATGTCATTAGTTTTTAGCCAGTCACAAGCGGCTTTCAAGTCTTGGGTAGTTGCCTCACCCGATTTAATACGGGCGAGGAACTCCTTCGTAACTAGATTATGCAACTCGTTGAACTGGTCTTCGGTCGCTTTCTTTTTCATATTACACCGGGACGCTTTTCAGTAGGACGTTTGGTAGGTGTGATTTTAATCTTTTTGTGTTGGTATGGTTTAATCTTTAGTGCATCCAACAACCGCTCAATAAAATTAGGTGATGAATAGGTGAAACCTGTAGTACCAGGCATTGCATCTTTAGTACCACCTCTAGCGCCTCTACCCATAGGACCTTGGTAATCTTTACTGTTGTCCAATTTAGCACCAGCATAAGGAAGCGAATCCAGCCTAGAAATGATAGATTCAGCTTCCTGTTGTTGAATTTTTAAGCGCCGAATAGGGTCCATTTCATGTAAAGCTTTGCTTCTTTTTTTCATGCGTATTTATTTTTAGATTTTTTACGCTTAGCTCGTGGGAAATTCTCTGCAGGACCAAAAGGATACGGTTCAGGACGACCACCAGGTCCAGTAGGTTTAACTGGAGTAGCATCACCGCGCGGTCGAAGCAAAGCAATTTTAAGTTTATCTTTTTTGGTTTTCATAATTAATTACTTTTAAGAATCATTTGGTCAAGCTTGTTTTCAATACGAATCATATGATCCTCCATCTTACGCATTGTTTCACTAAATTGTTCTTGTGGAACATAGTTGGTTGCAACACGTAATTCAAAAGCATCAACACGTCGATCTAATTCTGTTATTCTGTTGTGTAGTCTGTTTGTAAGTGCTGCGCCCGCTGCTAATGCAGCTACGGTAGCAGATACTACTGCTTCAATCATTTTTAAGGGCAACAATAGGGACTATATCGTGGCACAACACTTCTACACGACTACCAGGTCGAAATGTAAAACCAGCCTTCATAATTTCGGTGCATTTCAATGCTCGAACTAGTTCGTAATCTAAACGCATCTTTTGCTCATGACGACGTGCAATCTGTTTACAAGTTTCAACCATACCCCCATCTAAAGGTACAGAAAAACCAACCTGCAACCCAAAATTACTAGTACGTTGATATGTATCAGTATGCACGTCACCACCCATATAAAATGGTTGGAATGTCATTGTTGTACCGTTACAAGAATTACCATTTGTAAAGTACTGTCTTGAAGGTGCACCGTTGTTTTGAAATTGCACAGCTTGATTGGTTACATTACCCGTAGCAGCAGCTACAGGTGATGAAGTGTTCTGTACCTTTGGGTCTTCTGCGTAAGCTGGGCTTATTGTGAGAAGACTGACAAGGAGGTAGTAGAGGTAACCTGTTGGATGGTTTCGGTGATGTCGGTTGTTTCGACAATCCCTGCTACCCTGTTGATAATTTCTAGTTGAAATGGATCTCCAGCAGTGGTTACTGAAAAAGTTGTAGATGCGTCTTCGATTGAACCACTGGGTGTTACGTTGGTTCCAGACCATGATTTGTAATCTCCTCCGTACACTTCAGTTGCAATAGTACGGTCAATATCAATAGTAGTGGTTGAGGTAGATTGCATACTACCTTGTGTAAAATTAGGTGTAACGGTTTGAGCCGATACAGGTGCTGCAAGCAGCAAACATAGAAGAAGTTTCTTCATTTGTTCTTTTCACGAGTGATTGAAAATGTTGCTAAGGTGCCACTTAAAATAGAAGCGACATAAGTAGGATCCATTTTACTCATCCATCCTGCGTATGATGCGGTGAGGAGTCCGGCAGACCAGACAAGGACAATGAATTTGATGAGTCCGTCTTTCTTGTGATCTTGTTCCATGCCTGTTTAAATACTGGTTTAAATAAAGATACACAATGTTTAAACAGTGAAGTAGCGGTTAGGGTGGCAGCAACTGAAACAAAAGCTGTTGTAGCAGCTGTAACCAATATCTCTCCACTAGGTACAGGTACTTCAATATCAGTACCAGGTATATCTACTGTAGTTACCTCAGGAGGTTGAGGTATTTGTGGTATAGGTATTGGTGGAGTAGGTGGTAACGTTTGTTTAGGAGGTTCGTCCTTTTGTTCTGGCTCAATCCCCGGTGGTGGCCTAAGGTCGCTAGGAGGTACCACAAGCGGCTTGTAAGAGGGCAAATCAGCCCTTGGTACCTCCAGTACCGGAACAGGTAATTGAAAGGGCTCAGGGAGCCTTATAGACGGAAATACCGGCGGCTCACCCAAGTCCATTACTTATTCGGAAAAAGACCGTTACGAACAAATTCAACTGCTTTGTCATCAATATCATTGTCAGTTTGCTCTGCTAGTTTAGTCAAAAGGTCAACAATAAGACGCTTTACTTGGTCAGATTGAAGAAAAGAAAAAAGAACTGGACGGACAAGTGAAATAATCATGGTGAATAAATTTCTATAGCTGAGGTTGATAAATAATAGTCCATTTTATAGGATCTAAGAAGTTCTTCTGTATCTCTTTTTAATACAGGATCAATTGTTTCTAATTTTGCAAGTGATGCGTTAATGCCGACTTGCATAGACTCTACATCTAGGTTGCCGGTTTTAGCGTCAGAAAATATACTAATCAGTTCTGTTGCTAGAACATTGGAAGCCAAGTCAGTAGACGCAGCAGTTTTTAGATTAGTGTATGAGTCGCTTCGGACAAAAGCTTTCCAAAAACCTTTGTAATCCAAGCCTTTAACAAAAACATCAACACGACGCGCAGTTTCTTCCGCTAAAACAGGTTCAAGGTTCCATGTTTCGATCCACTCTTCATTTTCAAAAACAGCGTTAGAAACTAAGTCGTGGGTAA